TATAAACGGAAACTTCGACGTATTTGCAAAAGCCTACGATTGGTTTACTTACGGCGCTCGCACTCGTCTGATGCCCGGCGGTAGCGTAGCGATAGTTCAAACGCGGTGGCATATGGACGACCTGACTGGGCGGGTTGTAGTCGATATGTCCCAGAACGATAAAGCCGATCAGTATGAAATAGTGGAGTTTCCGGCAATTCTGGAAGTACCTAGGAAAAAAGGGTCCGGGTATACGGAAAAACCGTTGTGGCCTGAATTCTTCGATCTTAACGCGCTTCATCGTACCAAGGCTTCAATGCCTACTTTCCAGTGGAATGCTCAATACCAGCAAGAGCCCACCGCGGAAGAGGCATCTATAGTAAAACGTGAATGGTGGCAGTCGTGGGGAGACGAGGCTCCACCACTATGTGAGTATATCATAATGTCGTTGGATGCGGCAGCAGAATCGCATAACCGAGCTGATTTTACCGCACTTACAACGTGGGGCGTGTTCTTAAACGAACACACTGGCGCACATAATATAATTCTGTTAAACAGTATAAAGAAGCGTTTGGAATTTCCTGAGCTAAAAGAGTTAGCTATGGAAGAATATTCAAGTTGGGACCCTGACGCTTTTATTGTTGAGAAGAAGAGTTCCGGTACCGCGCTGTATCAGGAAATGCGTAGGATGGGGCTACCTGTACAAGAGTATACCCCTCATCGGGGGTCAGGAGATAAGTTGGCCCGATTAAATTCTGTTTCTGATATTGTATCATCTGGACTAGTATGGGTACCCACAACGCGTTGGGCCGAGGAAGTTGTAGAAGAAATAGCTGGGTTTCCGTTTATGAGTCATGATGATTTGGTTGACTCTACCATTATGGCTCTTATGCGTTTCCGCCAAGGCGGATTTATACGGCTACCCACAGATGAACCTGAAGAGCCTAGGTTCTTCAAATATCGTCAAGGTGGATATTATTGATATGGCAAATAAACCCGCAGACCAAAGTAAATATAGTTCTTATAAGTCAAATGAGGAACGGTATGCCGCCGGTATAGTTCCTCAAGGTTTGGATTTACTCCGTAGGCTTATTTTGGCTGAAGCCGGGAAAAAAGAAGGTTTGGTTGGTCGAGCGCTTGTAGCGAACTCTCTTTTTAATCGTGTTGGATTAACGACCGGCGGTGAAGGGATTGGTAGTTCAGAAAAAATTGGGGCTAGGCCGTTTTATGATGCTTCGGGTGTATCCGAAACAACACCTTTTACTACTTTTTATGCCGTACCAAAAAAATGGGTGTCGGTATCTGGCAAGAAAAAAAGAGTACCCACCAACAGATATAAATTACTCGGTAAATTTTACGATGGGAAAGCTATAGCGCCCAACGCTAACTCTATAGATTCTTTTATACTCGCTACAAATCAATATCAACCAGTACAGGATGGTAGGATATGGAAGGTTGGGCGCGGTAAAGATAATGAATTAACCGCCGAACAAATAGCCGACGCTGATGCAGCTATTGCGCTAGCTAAAGATACAGGTGAATTAGAGAGAAAAATAATAGAAGAGGAAAACCCTACACTTAGGGAGGACATCCGTTTTACACCAGAAAGCGTGCAGTCTCTTATCCAGGCTACTGGGTTTCGTACACCAACAGCAAGAAAGGACGCTTCCCAGATTGGCCCCGGAAAGGGTAACGAAGCTTGGAGGAACCATGTGTTTACTACGGCGGGGAATGACCATTTTACCCCGACCAAGAGTGTAGATGGAGTTGGAAATGTAGATAGAGTCGAAGAAGTACTGCCCAAACCTAAACCGGATTTAAGTATACCCCGACCTAAACCCGAGAGGTTTTCTGAAGCTCCTAAAGTTAGTACGGGTAGGGAATATATCGTTCAGGCTGGAGATACGGCAGGGGAGATAGCTAAAGAGTTAGGTATTCGTGTCGAGGATTTAGGTGGGTTGGGTGATGACCCAGATTTAATTCATCCCGGGCAGGTTCTTACAGCTCCTCCTAAATCCCGTGTACCTCAATCTAAAGATGAATATCGGGAGAGACTTGGTGACGCCGTAGCACGGAGACAGGAAAATAAGGTTGAGGCACAACGCCGACATGGAGATTTCTACGATAGGATTGAGCAGGCAGGGGGGGAGTTATATGATAAGGCTGGGCAAACAGGTGATATACTTATGAACGCACTAGGGTTAGGAGACCCTGTTCCAGATAGAGAGCATATCGTTCAGGCCGGTGATACAGCAGGAGAGATAGCTAAAGCATTAGGTGTTCGTGTTGAGGATTTAGGTGGGTTGGGTGAAGACCGTGACCTGATTCATCCGGGGCAAGTTCTTACAGCGCCCCCGGAAAAAAGAAAAGAAGAAAGTACGCTGGAAGAACTTAGAAGGGTGTGGGGGCTTTATAGAGGGGGTTCGGTAAATCACTCCAATATTAATGATCGTATATATAATATAATGAAGCCAAGGGATTAGATTATGGCTATTGAACGAGCATTAAGTCCCCTACCAGAGAATATGCAGGGTCAAGGGGCTGAAGTTGACCTTGAGATTGAAATTGTCGATCCTAAGATGGTGACGCTTGATGATGGTAGCGTAGAGATAACACTTGTTCCTGATAGTGGCGCTGGCAAGGATGGAGAGTTTGACGCCAATCTTGCCGAAGATATGGAGGAAGACGAACTTAAAAAGTTGGCAGATGAGGTTATCGGACTAGTTGACGCCGATGTAGATAGTCGCAAGGATTGGGCGGATACCTTTGTTAAGGGTCTTGATGTACTAGGGTTTAAGTACGAAGAGCGTAGCGATCCGTGGGAGGGCGCGTGTGGCGTCTATTCTACCGTACTATCCGAGGCAGCTATCCGATTTCAAGCGGAGACGATGAGTGAGACTTTCCCCGCAGCAGGTCCGGTTAAAACAAAGATTCTGGGGGAAGAGACCAAGGACAAGGAAGAAGCAGCGGCTCGTGTAAAGGCCGATATGAATTATGAACTCACCGAACGTATGGTGGAGTATCGTCCTGAACATGAACGTCTCTTATATAGTCTGGGGCTTTCTGGTTCCGCCTTTAAGAAGGTGTATTACGATCCGAATATAGGACGGCAGACAGCAGTTTATATTCCCGCCGAGGATGTTATTGTTCCTTATGGGGCATCTCATATAGAAAGCGCGGAACGTGTTACGCATATCATGCGTAAGACCAAAAACGACTTAAAGAAATTGCAAGCTAACGGGTTCTACAGGGATGTAGATATTGGGGACCCTAGGCCGTTCCATACAGATATAGAGGAACGTAAGGCAGAAGAAGATGGTTATTCGGTAACGGATGACGACCGATATACGATGTATGAGGTACATGCTGATATCGTCATAGAAGGTTTTGATGATTCTGACGACGAGATCGCTAAACCCTATGTTATTACTATAGAGCGGGGTACCTCCGAAGTTTTGGCTATACGTCGAAACTGGGACCCAGACGATGAGCTTATGCTCAAACGTCAACATTTCGTACATTATGTATATGTGCCGGGGTTTGGATTTTACGGACTCGGGCTTATCCATATCATCGGGGGTTATGCCAAAGCCGGTACATCCATTATACGTCAATTAGTAGATTCTGGAACTCTGGCAAACCTTCCCGGTGGTATCAAATCGCGTGGGCTACGTATTAAAGGGGATGATACTCCCATTGAGCCGGGTGAATTTCGTGATGTAGACGTACCCAGTGGCTCTATACGGGATAATATCCTACCTCTCCCATACAAGGAACCTAGTCAGACACTTCTACAACTTCTTAACCAAATAACCCAAGAAGGTCGTAGGTTAGGCGCTATTAGCGATATGAACATCTCTGATATGTCTGCTAATGCGCCTGTAGGGACTACATTAGCTCTACTTGAACGTACATTGAAGCCTATGGCGGCGGTTCAGGCCCGTGTCCACTACGCCATGAAGCAGGAGTTTAAGCTCCTCAAAGATATAATGTCGGAATATGCGCCTGAAGAGTATGGTTATAAACCTCTTCGTGGGGAAATGGGCGCGCGTAGGGCTGATTACGATACAGTTGATGTTATCCCTGTAAGTGATCCAAATAGCTCTACTATGGCCCAGCGTGTAGTGCAGTATCAGGCTGTATTACAGATGGCACAGTCTGCACCACAGATATATGATTTGCCGCAGCTACATAGGCAGATGATTGATGTATTAGGGGTAAAAAACGCCGATAAATTGGTTCCTGTTAAGGATGATATTAACCCCACTGATCCTGTTAGTGAAAATATGGCCGCGTTGGTTGGAAAACCCATGCGAGCGTTCATATATCAGGACCACGATGCTCATATTGCTACCCATACTTCGTTTATGCAGGACCCGATGATCGCGCAGTCAATCGGGCAGAACCCCCAAGCACAGCAGATTATGGCTTCATTACAAGCTCATATTGCCGAACATCTAGGGTTTAATTACCGTAAACAGATTGAGGAGCGTCTTGGTGTACCGTTGCCGCCGCCTAATGAGCCCCTATCAGAAGAAGTTGAAGTCAGTCTTGCTAGCCTTATCGCTGAAGCAGGGAAACAACTTACACAGGCACACCAGCAGCAACAGGCACAGCAACAGGCACAGCAACAGGCACAAGACCCGATACTACAACTCCGTAGAGAAGAAGTGGCAGTCAAGAAGGCTGAAGTGGACCGTAAAGCTCAAAAAGACCAAGCTGATTCCCAACTACAACAAGCAGATTTATTGCGGAAGGCCCAAAAAGACATGGCCGATGTGGCTGTAGCTGCACAGCAAGTGGAGATAGACAAGACTGAAATGGTCTTGGATGCTAAGAAAGAAAAGTTAAAGGTCGATGCTAGTACACAGAAGGAAGCCGATAAACTCGATCTTGAGATATTCAAGGCAGTAACTACCCCTCCTCCTAACATAAGGAAGTAAACTGATTTATGGCAAAAACCGTCTTTGACGTGCTTAAAGATCGTATCGGGGAACAAAAATCCTCTGCAACGGAATTTCTTGCTGGTGGCAGCGCTAAAGATTACGCCCAGTATAGAGATGTGTGTGGTTTAATTCGGGGTCTCGAAACCGCGCATTCTTTCGTAGAAGACCTCTCGCGTAATTATATGGAAGATGAAGATGGCTAAATTAGCGGTTAAACCCGAACCTGTTGAAATAACAGATGAAGAACTAGAAGCACAATTACCTACACCGGTTGGTTACCACCTACTTGTAGCGATGCCGGAGGTAGAAGATACATATGATTCTACCAGTATATTAAAATCTGTAACAACCAAGAACCACGAAGCAATTATGTCTATTATTGGACTTGTCCTTGATATGGGTGAACAAGCCTATAGTGATAAGGATAGGTTTTCCACCGGACCTTGGTGTAAAGCAGGCGATTATGTAATGTTCCGAGCTAATACTGGTACTCGGTTCGTTATTGGTGGTAAAGAATATCGTTTGATGAACGATGATTCTATTGAAGCCATTGTGCAAGACCCCCGCGGTGTAACGCGTGCATAGGAGATAGTTTATGCCTTTTCAAAAAGTAGAGTTTGAATTTCCAGAACCTGAAGAAGATGGTAGTACTGAAATTGAGATAGAACCGTCAAGCGCACTTGACGTAGATTTATCTGGAGGTACTCCCGCCGTTGAGAAAAAACCTGATAAGCCTGATGATGAAGTTGAGATCGAAGTTATTAATGATACTCCCAAGGCTGATAGGGATCGTACTGTATCAGAACCTCCAGAAGAGGTTACGGATGAAGAACTTGAGGATTATTCTGATAAAGTTCGTAAACGAATAAAACATTTTAGTAAGGGGTACCACGATGAACGGAGGGCTAAAGAACAAGCATTCCGTGAACGAGAAGAACTTGAACGGTATGCCCAAAAACTTGTTGAAGAAAACAAGGGGCTAAAAACTTCCGTTAACAAAAACCAGACTGTTCTTCTGGATCAAGCTAAACGTGTCGCAGGTACTGAATTAGAAGAAGCAAAACGTGCCTACAAAGAGGCATATGAATCTGGCGATACTGAAGCTGTAGTAGAAGCGCAAGAAAGTATGACGACTGCTAAATTAAAAGCAGATCGTTTAGGGAATATACAAATTCCTTCTTTACAGGAAGGAGAAACATCTTTAGAACAAGGTGTAACAGAAGAACCCGTCCCAGTACAGGTTGATGAGCGAGCACAAGAATGGGCACAAGCTAACACTTGGTTCGGTCACGACGACGAAATGACAAGTTTTGCACTGGGGCTGCATAGTAAACTTGTCAAACAGGGCATGGACCCTAAAAGTGACGAATACTACGATGCTATTAATGCTCGTATGCAACAAATATTCCCCGAAAGTTTCGAGGATGTCGATAGACCAGAGAGAAAGACCGCAAAACGTCAGGCAAATGTGGTTGCCCCCGCAACGCGGAGCACTTCACCTAGAAAGGTGAGATTAACGCAAACACAGGTAGACCTAGCGAATCGTTTAGGGGTCAAACTTGAAGATTACGCCAAACAGGTTGCAATTGAGATGAGGAAAGCAAATGGCTGAAAATCGTATTGATCGTGAACACGACACAAGAGAAAAAACGACCCGTAAGAGAGCTTGGCAGAGGCCACAGGTACTTCCTGCGCCTACCCCTGAGCCGGGTTATGAATTTCATTGGGTACGTGTCGCCACGCAAGGAGCGGTTGATGCCACTAATGTTTCCTCAAAATTACGTGAAGGTTGGGAGCCGGTTAAGGCAGTAGATCATCCTGAAATTACAATGGTTACCGTTGAGCAAGAAAAGTTCAAAGATAACGTTGTAATTGGAGGATTAATGCTTTGCAAAGCTCCGAAAGAGATGGTTGACGAGCGCAATACTTATTTTTCAGAACAGAGTAAAGCGCAGATTGCCTCTGTGGATAACAACCTCATGAGAGAAAACGATCCTCGTATGCCTTTGTTTAATGATAGGCAATCGAAGGTCACCTTTGGCAATGGAACTTAACTGTAGATTAGGAGTTTAAGCTATGGCTTATCCTACGATTGATGGTCCTTACGGACTTCGACCGGTTAAGATGCTTGACAACTCTCCATATAATGGTGCTACTCGACTGTATCGAATCGCTAGTGCTTATAACACTAACGTTTTTTACGGGGATGTTGTCAAAATCGTAACCGGCGGTACTATAGAACGGGAAGCAGGGTCCAACGACATGGATTATGTCGGTGTATTCATGGGATGTACTTTTACAGATCCCGGTTCTTCCCAACCCACATTTAAACAGTATTGGCCTGCTAGTACGGTTGCTAGTGACGCCTATGCGTATGTGGTTGATGACCCGAATGTATTGTTCAAGGTTGCTGTATGTTCTTCTGGAACTACTATGGCTGATCTTGCTATTACCGATATCGGGGCGAACGTGTTCATGATAAATAATGCTGGCAGTACTACCACTGGCAATTCAAAAAATGCTGTTGATGATACTTCCGCAACCACGAACACTTTCCCGCTTCGTGTAGTAGATGTTGTTACTGAAACCAAAACTTCCTCGACGGCCTTCCCAGAAGTGCTCGTTAAGTGGAATGATGGTCATCAGTTTAACAATACAACCGGCGTTTAGGGGAGTAGTGTAAAATGGCTATTTCAAGAGCACAATTACTCAAAGAACTCCTCCCCGGCCTTAATGCTCTATTTGGTATGGAGTATGCAAAGTACGGTGAAGAACATAAGGAGATTTTCGAACAGGAATCTTCGGATCGTTCTTTTGAGGAAGAAACCAAACTGTCCGGGTTCTCCGCGGCACCTGTCAAGGACGAAGGCTCTGCCATCGAATATGACAATGCTCAAGAGGCGTGGACGGCTCGTTATACGCATGAAACAGTCGCAATGGGTTTCTCAGTTACCGAGGAAGCTATTGAAGATAATTTGTATGACTCGCTTTCCGCTCGTTATACGAAAGCGCTGGCTCGTGCTATGGCGTACACGAAACAGGTTAAGGCAGCTACTATTCTTAATGATGCCTTCTCCACCACCTACGGTGATGGCGTAGCTCTTTGTGCTACTACCCACCCACTCGTTAGTGGTGGTACTAACGCAAATACGCCGTCTACGGCAGCGGACCTTAACGAGACTTCTCTGGAAGCCGCCGTTATTGATATCGCTGGTTGGACGGATGAGCGTGGCCTGTTGATCGCGGCTCGCCCAAAGAAACTCGTTATCCCGCCCGCATTGCAGTTTGTTGCTACGCGGTTGTTGGAGACCGAGGGCCGTGTAAGCACCGCTGATAACGACATCAATGCCCTGAAGAACAATGGTGCTGTTCCTGAAGGGTATGCAGTCAACCACTATCTAACTGATACGGATGCGTGGTTCCTTATGACTGATGTTCCTAACGGTCTTAAACACTTTGTTCGTACTTCGATGCAGACATCTATGGATGCTGACTTTGATACGGGCAATAGTCGTTATAAAGCTCGTGAGCGTTATTCTTTCGGCGTGTCTGATCCACTTGGAATTTACGGATCGCCCGGCGCGTAAGACTAAAATATTGAGGGGGGTACTTGTTACCCCCTTCTTTTAGTTATATTATAAGTAATCCCTGACAGTCATATTATGTGGCTGACACTAGCCAAGACAGGAGATGAGCATGGCTAATACGACGTTTAACGGTCCCGTCCGTTCTGAAAACGGGTTTGAGCAGATTTCTAAAGCCGCCAATACTGGCGTTATCACAACCAATCTAGACATTGATACGAGTGGTAATTTGGTTACCACGGGTTATGTCTCGTCTTATGCCAACATCGTTTCGATTGAGGACGCGACTTATACGGTTGCTACGACGCAATCTGGCGCAGTCTTTACTTTGAACCGTGCGGCAGGAATTGTTGTCACGTTACCAACAGCGGCAGCGGGTCTACAATATACTTTCATTGTAGGCACGACCTTTACAGGAGCCGGTCAGATCAATACGCAGAACGCCAGTGATCTTTACTCTGGTTTTGCTATGATTTTTGATCCCGCAACGGCTACGGATATGAATGCCTTCATTCCAGACGCTAGTGATGATGACACCATTGATCTTGGTACAGCGGGGCAGGGCTGGCTTGTTGGCGGCATTATTCGTCTAAAAGCAACGACAGCGGCGGTCTGGCATTGTGAGGCTCATCTACATGGCGACGGTACTTTAGCAACACCGTTTGAATAAGGGGGGTATAAATGTCCTCTGATATTCAGTCTACATTTGTAGAAGCTGCGGCAGCAGATACTGATGGTATTTCTACGGCGGCGGCTGTTGCTAATAACGCTAACTTAGTCCTTGGGGGCGCACTTGCCTCTGGGGGCGCGGTTACGTTCGATCAACCTCGTAATATAACTATTCTTAGCGCTGGTGATGATTCAGGTATTTCATTTACAGTAACAGGCACAGATGAGACTGCCACTGCTGTAACAGAATCTATTACCGGGGCAAACGCAGGTACGGCAACTGGGTCAACTTACTTCGCTACTATTAGTCAGATAGCGGCGGTGGGTGACCCTGCTGGCAATGTTAGTGCTGGTTCTGGTACTTCTATCGCAGCTCCTATATTCCGAGGTCGTCTACGGCTCCGGGGGCTTTATGCTGTCAATACTGGAACGGCGGGTACGATTACCTTCAGGCAAACTTCCTCTACTGGTAGCGTTCGTATGAAGTTTAATACTGTAGCTTCCGCAAATACTACCCAGTATCCCGATGTTCCTGATGACGGTATCGTATTTGAAAGTGGTGGGTATGTACTTTACACGCAAACCCATCTGTCTTCGATGACGTTGTTCTATGTAGGATAGTTACAGTGCATATGTACTACAAGTCTGGTGGTAAAGTACGTAAGCCAGACAACATGCCCGCTAGGAATAAAAAGAACTTTCGCTCTACTAAATCTGGAGCGGGAATGACCCGAGCTGGGGTAGCTTCTTATCGGCGTAAGAACCCCGGTAGTAAATTAAAAACGGCTGTAACGGGTAAAGTTAAACCCGGAAGTAAAGCTGCTGGCAGACGTAAATCTTACTGTGCGCGTAGTGCAGGACAGATGAAGAAATTTCCTAAAGCAGCTAAGAATCCGAATAGCCGTCTTAGACAGGCTAGAAAACGTTGGAAATGTTAGGAAGGAAATTTGATATGCCATATGGACCGGGAACATACGGAAGTAAAGTTGGACGCCCCCCTAAAAAATTTAAAACAGGAGGAGATACAAAAGCGGGCGCGTATCAATTTCTTGCGGATCAGGCTACAGATAAAGTTACAGAGCCTATGACGGGGATGGGCGATAGGGTACTTAACGAAAATGCCCCCGCAGTACGTAAAACAATTAAAGAATTGGGGCTAGAAGGAGAGACTTATTCAGTACCAAAATATGAGAGGGAGGATAAAGTTCGTAAACCTAAGAAAAAGAAGAAAAAGACAAAAAAGATGAACGCTGGCGGTAAAGTTGGGCGGGGTTATGGTAAGGCGCGGGGCGCAAAAGCCTGTAAATACGTTAGTATGAAAGGGGCTTAACAAATATGGCTAATAAACCTATTGATCCGGTTAAAACGTGTAGCGACCACGCAAGCAAAGCGCCAGAAGACTGCTGTAAGCAAACAGCTCGTAAAACAGTTAAAGCAGGCAGTAAAGAAGATGGTTAGATGTAAGGAAGCATAATGGCTACATCCGGCACAACAGCATTCAATCTGGATTTTACCGAGATTGCTGAAGAGGCGTGGGAGCGTGCCGGGAGCGAAATGCGTTCTGGGTATGATCTACGTACTGCTCGTAGGTCTATGAATTTGCTTACTATAGAGTGGCAAAATAGAGGGATAAACCTGTGGACTATAGATTCCGGTACGGTAAGTCTTACCACAGGAACCTCACAATATACTCTTCCAGCCGATACAATAGACTTATTAGAACAGGCTATACGTACTGATAGCGGCAATACAACAAAACAGTCTGATATTAACATAAGTCGTATTAGTGTTAGTACATTCTCATCTATTCCCAATAAATTAACTCGTGGTAGACCTGTACAGGTTTGGATCGAGCGTCTTAGAGACGCCCCTAAGATAAATGTATGGCCTGTACCAGACAGTAACGATTATACTTTTGTGTACTGGCGCATGCGTAGAGTCGAGGATGCCGGTAATGGTATCGAAACCGCGGATATGAACTTTCGGTTTCTTCCTTGTTTGGTAGCAGGGTTAGCGTATAACATCGCTATGAAAATGCCCGAGTTAGCACCTCGTATAGATATGTTGAAAGCTGAATATGAAGCTCAATTTACCCTCGCTTCTGGAGAGGATAGAGAAAAGTCATCCGCTAGATTTGTGCCCAGGATTCCAAGAATTTAACATAGGGTCATGTAATATCTTTTTTGAAAACACGGTTGTAGGTATTAGGTTTGTGTTTGTGTTTTAACTATACGGGAGTTAGTTATGGATATGGTTGTAGATTGGGTTGTAAGTAGAATTGTAGAACCAACTTCTTGGATTGCGGTTGGTGTTGGAGCAATTGTTCTTTCTATACTTGTACCAGTAGGAGCCCCTTATTTTTTAGGTATTGCTGGTGTAACAGCGATAGCTGGTATGCTTATGAAAGAACAAGGTGGTAAATAGGTTATAGTGAATGCCTGCGCGGTTTGCATCTAGTAAAAATGCTATCGCAGAATGCGATATTTGTGGGTTCAGGTATAAACTAGCTGAATTACGTGAGCTTATTAAGAATGGAGCTACTACCAACATAAAAGCGTGCCCGACATGCTGGGGTCCTGACCATCCACAAAACGAACAAGGTAAATATCCTGTAGACGATCCTCAAGCTATACGGGACCCCAGACCTGACTTCGCGGGGTATGCACAGAGTAGAGCACAGATTGTTCCTATTAATTCGTCAGGAGGTCCTAATCCTACGGGGGAACAACCTATAACATCTATTACTAGTGTTGGGCGTGTAGGACAAGTTACTGTGGCTACTTCTTAAAGGTATATGAGTTATGAACTACACAAACCTTAAAGCAAATATACAGGATGTTTGTGAAAATACTTTTACAGACGATCAGCTTGCGTTGTTTACAGATCAAGCCGAACAAAAAATATATAACACTGTGCAGATACCCGCACTACGGCGAAATGTTAGTGGTGCGCTTACTTCTGGTAATAAGTATTTATCAGTACCTACGGATTTCTTATATACCTACAGTTTAGCAGTACTAGACAGTAGTTCGGTACATACTTTTCTTATCAACAAAGATGTGAATTTTATACGGGAAGCGTACCCAAATCCTGCTACTACTGGGGTGCCCGTACATTACGCATATTTTGATGATGATAGTTTTATAGTGGGTCCCACCCCAAATGCTTCTCTTAATGTAGAGCTTCATTATGGATATTATCCCGAATCTATAGTGACTGCGGGTACTACGTGGCTAGGAGATGAATTTGATTCCGCGTTATTAAATGGAGCTTTACTAGAAGCTATACGGTTTCTTAGAGGTGAACCGGATATGGTAGATAATTACGAAAAGCTCTATGTACATGCTATAGGGTTACTTAAAAATCTTGGTGATGGTAAGTTACGGGAAGATGCCTACCGAGCAGGACAATATAGACAAGCCGTAAGTTAGGAGTAGGTTATGGCAATTTCACAAGCAATGTGTACTTCTTTTAAACAAGAACTGTTAGAAGCGGTACATAATTTTAAGAATAGCGGTGGAGACACCTTTAAAATAGCTCTCTACACTTCCAGCGCAAGTTTAGGTGCCGGAACTACCGCGTATACAACAAGCAATGAAGTAGCTAACGGTAACGGATATACTACTGGTGGTAATACTCTTACACGAGTAGACCCTTCTAGTAGTGGTACAACCGCAATTACCGATTTTGCTGACACGACTTGGAGCAGTGCTACGATTACAGCGCGGGGAGCGTTGATATACAACGATACTGATTCAGATAAAGCTGTTGCTGTTCTTGATTTTGGGGCAGATAAAATTTCTAGTGGTGGTGATTTTACTATCCAGTTTCCGGCAGCGGATTCGAGTAATGCGATAATCCGTATAGCTTAATTATGAAGAACCGGTTGTGTCGAATACGCATTTAGGAGGTTGGGGACGAGGTACTTGGAACCAAAGTGCTTGGAATACACCTCTACCTGTACTTGTTACCGGTGTTGCAGGCACTTCTGCTCTTGGTTCTGAAACCGTAACGGGTGGTGCGACTGTAGCAGTAACGGGGGTAGCCGGTACATCTGCTCTTGGTTCTGAAGTTGTTGTAGCCGGGGCAACTTTTGCTGTAACGGGGGTAGCTGGGACTACTGCTCTTGGTTCTGAAACCGTAACAGGTGGTGCTACTTCTGCGGTAACAGGGGTAGCTGGTACATCCGCCCTCGGTTCTGAAACCGTAACAGGTGGGGCAACTTTTACAGTAACAGGGGTAGCCGGTACATCTGCTCTTGGTTCTGAAACAGTTACAGGTGGTGCAACGGCTTCTGTAACGGGGGTAGTTGGTACAGGTAGCATAGGTGTTTCGTTAGTTTGGGGTGATATAGATACTAGTCAAACAGCTAATTATCAGGATTTGACTACTACTCAGGTACCGAATTGGCAGGTACTTAACACTAGTCAAACAGCTAATTATCAGGATTTGACTACTACTCAAGTACCGAATTGGCAGATAGTAAACACTAGCCAAACATCGACTTGGGAAATTATTAGTGGCTTTTAGGTGTATACATAGTAGTATAATGCAAACCTAGGAAAGAATCATGGCATCGACATATACAACAGGTTTTGGTATTGAGAAAATCGGTTCTGGTGAACAGGACGGTACGTGGGGTACTACAACAAACCATAATTTTGATATTCTTGATCGTATAGCCTCATATAAAGCAGTTGCTATAACAACAAACGCGGATACGGCTACTTTAACTGTTCGCGAAGCATCTCCAGGGTCCGGTACTGAAAATCTCCAAGATGGTATGTACCGCGTAATTAAATTTACGGGGACCTTAGA